AGGAGATTTAAATATGCTTACAGCACCCTATGAAATTAGTAATGAATATAACATTACAGAACTACTAAGTCATTTTGACTCGAATTATATCTTCGATATTATTAACGATAAACTAGAAAACTTAGACTATTCATCAGTACTAGATGATCCAAATATAGTAGCATCATTTGAAGAGAATTTTAAGATTATGCAAGAGAATTTTCCTGGAGATTCACAGAATATCAGAATGATTCGTACTCAGGTATATTATGATATTATTAAAATCCTATGTGATAAATTCAATCTTCAATTCAATGAAGAAGATGAAAATATAGATTTATATACAGCAGCATTTTATTTATATGATTTCTTAGTAAGTAAAAGAAATACAATTCTAGTAAACTTCTTTACATCATTTATTGTAAATAACAAAGACAACCTATGCGGATTTCTTAATCTAGATGATTATAGAAAGTCTAAAGATTCAGCATCTGCATATGGTAAAAGAATATACGAAGATCAAAAGTATGGCTTAATCAGTGCCAATATGAATAAAGTCCTAAATCATATCAGCACACTAGATATTACTTTATATAATATTTTCCAAAGCACTTATACAAATGAAGTCATAGCATTCCTAGATAATGCTATTGCTGATAGGGGTAACTTCTTTAAAGATTGTTATTGTGCAATATTAAATAGACCAGATATTTTGCCAATCATTATTACTAATATTCGTTTAGGATTACAAAGGATTGTTGGCAATGTAGGTATAACTAATTTCCAAGAGATTATGGCTCTAGAAGGAGAGAATAAATAATGAATACTAATGAGGAAATGAATGTGAATAGCACTGGGCTTACAGATGAGCAGATTAAAGAAGTATATGATACTTTAGCTAAAGAGAATGAAGCTGATAATGAAGCAATGAAAGCAGCTATAGAAGAAACAGAAAATACAGAATATGATTCTATCGAAGAAATGCCGGAATTCGATCAGAATGCTGCTGATGAGGTTATACCAGAAAATGTAGTTGCTGAAATTGTTAAAGGTTATGGAGATATCGGTATAGCTGAGGAGGATATTATCCCATTTGCTAATCTGATTCTTAAATATAAAGAGAATAAAGAGTATTATACTAAGAATAGAATCTTTGATGAGGCTCCAGAAAGCGTTAAGAAACTAGCTAGAAATATAGCTATTAATACATCAGATAAGAATCATAAAACAAGTGCTAATACAGCATTAAAGTTTCTTATGGATACAATGATATCTGATGCACAAATGGAAGTGCTATTTGCTAAAACTAAGAAAGATATTGATAATGCAGTATCTGAATATAACGCTGAAGTTTCTAAAGCTATAACCGATGCTTATGACGAATTATTCAGTAATATAGATCAGCTTAAAGAAGAGAATCCTGAAATGGCTGAAAAGATTATTAAGATCAAAGACGCTATGGAGGATGCTAATTCTTATCAGAGAATAATTGATTTTATTCCTCAGATGAATAGAAAACGCTTTAAAAAAGCATGTGTTCATTTCAATGACACTGTTTCTCGGTTCAACAAAAAAGTAAATGTTACTGAAGTTAAAATTCCAAGTCTATCAGATCTATTACCAGTATTAAGGAAGTTCATTCCAGATAAACCTAAGTCTGAACTTACTAAATTCTTAGCTGCTGTTGCTCTTTATGCAGATACTCTTGAATATGATTTACAAGATAATCTTGCTAATGTAGCATTTATGTATAAATTTATAGATAAAATCTATAAGTATGGATACTCTCCAGCTATGATAGAGGGTGTAGATGAATGTAAAACTATCTTTAATGGAATTACGGAGGTAATTGATCTAATAAATACATAAGGAGGAAATGTAAAATGGCAGGACCTTACATCCAAGATGGTCATTATATGTATGGGAATGCATTTATTCAGCCATACCCAGCATATTATAATTCTTCATGGTATCATAGAAAACCTCCAAGAAGACAATTATCCAGTTTATATGATGAAATATACGATGATGGATCTCAATATGTAGGAACTGATATCTATGGTGATCCTAATGATCCAGTAGTAAGAAGCAAGAAAGTAAGTAATATTATTAATATAGAAACTATTGCTTTCAGAACTCTTAGAATTAAACTATATGCTGTTAATGAAGAAGATGATATAGATGTTACTCTTGAAATTGGTAAAGAGTACGCTGTTACTTACATGAGCGAAGGTGGCTTAAAAGTAGTAAAAGGTATTCTTAAATATATTGATACTTCTATTCCTGACAGCTGCCAGCGTTATGTAGGTAATTTTAATGAATCTGTGGTAACAGCATGGATTGGCCTGGATTGTTCTGTAACGGGCAAATCTGATAAACGTAAAATCTTCATTGCTTCAATTAGAGGTATTGAGGAAGTTCCATATGATGAAGACTATGTATTACCGACAGTTGATTCTTCTGAGCTTACAGACGCTCAGAAGCTAAATACTCTTGTTGATGCATTACCAGGATTTGATCATAAGCTTGATCTTATCATTGAAAAGGTTAAGGATAATGATGAAATCATGGATAAGCTTGATAGTATGGATATCTCAGATAAAGTTGATTACATTATGGATAGGCTAGATGAAGCAGAGAGTAATGTAATCAAAACAGTCAATGATACCACTATTGTTCAAGCTACCAATATTAAGGATGCTGTTCAGGAGATTAAGGAAGCTCTTATTACAGGATCTGAAGCTGATGCTGAGAATATCCTTAAAGTATTCATTGAGAACAACTCTAAGGTTGAGGAATCTCTTGATACTATTAAGGGTGAAATCAAGAATGCTAAGAATAGCAATGAAGCTGTAATGACTGAAGTTGGTAATGATCTTACTGCTAAGATTTCTACAGCTAGAAATACTATTACTCAGAGTATTGATAGTATGCTTGAACAGATGCAGTCTGCATTTACTACTGGTAATGCAGCTCAGTTTACTGATCTGGTAAATCAGATTAGAGAACTGTCTGATAGTGTTATCGCTAATGATAATACTAATACAGAAACTATCACCAGAAAGATTGATGCTGCTTCCAGCACAGCTACTACAGATATCTATGCTGCTAAATCTGATCTTACTGATAAGATGGGTACTGCTACTACTGAAGTTAAAGCTGCTGTTGAATCTGTTAAGACGGCAGTATCTGATAGTAATAGTTCTATCCAGAATAGAATTACTGCAGAGTCTACCAATAGCCAGAATAGAATGAATACAATTCTCGATAAAATTGATACTAAGTCTACTGAGCTATCTGGCAAGATTGTAGATACAGGTAATAAGACTACAGAAGATATTACTTCTGAAATTGAAGCTGCTAAGTCTAATATTCAGAATAGTGTTAGTGCTTCTAATAATGAACTTAAGAATCTTGTTAACAGTGTTAAAGATACAGAGAATGCTAATCGTGAAGCTACGAGACAGCAGATTGAAAGCGCTGTTACTAAGGTTAAAACTGATGTGTCTGATAAGTCTACTATTATTAATAATAATATCGCTTCTGCTAAGAGTGATGTTAAAGCAGATATTGCTGCTGTATCTTCTAAAGTTGATTCTAGTAATGAAGATATTAAGACAGACCTTACAGATAAGATTAATACAGCTGCAAATAGCTTAAGTGGCAAGATTGATAATGCTGTAAATGCTGCTAAGGCTGATCTTAAAGCAGATGCTGCTGCTATTGAGAATAATATTCTTGAAGCTCTTGGCTCTGCTAAAGATGAAGTTAAAACTAGTGTTTCCAGTAATTCCAATGCTGAAGTTAATGAGCTTAAGAATGCTCTTGGTCTTACTGCTACTGAAGTTACTAATACTATCAGTAATAAGATTGATACTAAGACTGATGAGATTACTGCAGCTGTTGAAGCTTCTGAAACTGACGTTAAGGAAGAGATCGCTAATCAGACTACAATTATCAATGCTCATGTTACAACAACAGCTGATGTTATTGATGATGATCTTGATGCTGCTAAGCAGGAGATCCTTAGAGCAATCACCGGTATTGCTACAGAATCTAATAATGCTGCTATTGAAGCTAAGCTTGATGAGATTCTTACCAGTATTGGAACTGATGGTAACTTATCTGGTAAGGTTGAAGATATCATTAATAGAATCGGCACGGCTGTAGATTCTGATGTTACAGTAACTGCTAAGCTTGATGAGATACTTGAAGAAGTCAAAGCTACTGCATTAACATTAGAAGAAATTAATCCATAATATATAAAATAAGATTGGAGGTGGCTTCAATGCCACCTCCGATTTTTCTGTAAATTTAGATTTCCTCAATTGCATAATATAGCTATGAAAGGATAAAGGAATATCCTTTACATGGCCATATAAAGGATAAAAGTATAAGGAGGAAATTATCATGGCAGAAAACAAAAGCAATCTTTGGAACCCGCAGGATGGAAAGCTGTATGATCTTGACACCGGCAAGGAAGTTGGAGATATCAAAGATCTCCAGAGAGATCGTGTTAAGGACATCGCGATTGGAGCAGGTATCGGAGCTCTTGTAGCAACACCGATAGTAGTACTGATCACAAATGCTGTTCTTAAGCATAAGTGGTTAGCAGCTGCTAAGGAGTTCGACGCAAGGGATGAAGCTGCAGCCGCAGCTGCTCAGGGATAAGAAGAAAAGTTACCTCAATTTTCGAACCTCCAATAAAAGCCTCAGGCGGAATCTAAAAAGTTCCGTCTGGGGCACCAAAGAGTGCTATTTTCTTTTTGTCTGACATCCTAATAATTTATAAAATAGAAGAGGAGGTTAGAACATGCCCTCGTATCTAAAAGAAGAAAATAATAAAGTTATATATAATGGAGAAGGCGAGCTGATTTACTACGTTCCGGAAAAGTATTTCGAGCTTAAAGCTGCTTCTATTATTGGTGAAAAGGTTGAGACTCTTGGATTGTTTATGTATGCTAATTTCACCAAGGGTGGTAAATCTGATAGGCTAAAGATTTTTAAATGTCCGACTATGATTCAGTGTATTCCTTCGGGTATAGAAAAGATCCATAATTTTCAGCTAGAAGGAACTAATGCTAAAGGTAGTTATAGATTACTACATTTCTCTAAAGGTGATGAACTCATTTGTTCTTTAGCTGTACCACAATCAACAGCTAATGTAGAGAAGTTCGTTAATCTATTAATCAGAGCTAATCTACCAGAGTTTGTTCCCTACGATGAATTATTTAAGTATCTTATTATGAATGGCGATCTTAACGGATTCAACTATAAAGTTTCTAATCAGATTATTGGTTTGGTTATATCTGAGCTTTGTAGAGATAAAGATGATCTTACTAAGCCATTTAGATTATCTGGTAAAACAGATATGATGGATTATGTATTTATTCCTATAAATAAAGCACCTAAATTTACTTCACCATATATGGCAGTTACATCTGAAAATCCAGATGAAGCTATAGCCGCAGCTATGAATGTTGAAACTAATCAGAAATCTCCTCTAGAGTCCATAATGATGGAGTCTGGAGTGCTTCAGGATTAATTTTTTAACAAGAAAACATTATGCTAGCATAACGTTAAAAATAAACATAAGAATAAAGCCAAAAGGTTCAAACTGAAAGCTTTTAATTATTTATAAATAATTAAAATATTTAAGGAGGTAAATGATATGCCTAAAGGATATCCTAAATCAAGGTTTGATATAATCGATCAAACACAAGTTCAGGAAATCACGACTAACGTCGTTAGTAATCCGACCGCTGTAATCATGGCAACGTATACTAGCGATAAAGGTAGTGAAGATTGGGAACTGATGTATGGCCTTACTCAGTTCACAAATGCTAAAGGCGGCATTAGCTTCACCAAGCACGGTCAGGCTCAGCTCGTAGTAGCTGAAGTTCTTCGTGGTGGTGGATTTGTATTTGGTAAGAGAATGGTATCTTCTGATGCAACGCTAGCTAACGTTACTATCAAGGCTAGAGTAGTTGAATCTGATGGTGTGGCATATGTCTACATCTATACTTCTTCTGCTATTAATGCTGGACATCTTAACGATGCTGCTGAAGCTGGATATGCTAACTTCGATCCCGATGCAGATTCTAATAATGACTTCCCGCTGTTTACTATCGCTGCTGCTGGTCGTGGTACTTCTAACTTGTTCTTCCGTATTGTTCCTGAGTATTCCAGCTCTAAGTCTTCTAGCTATATTAAGTATAGCCTTGAAGTGTATGAGAATCAGGAACTGCTTGAGAGCATCGTATTTACGATGAATCCCGATATTATTATCGAGAACGTTTCCCAGTCTATCCAGTCTAAGGTTAATAGCAATAGCACTCAGGTTAGAGTAAAGATGTTCGAAGATGCTATGTATGCATTTATTCGTAAACTTGCTCAGTTCGCTACTACCGATGGTGAACTCATTGGTGTTAATAACCTGGTTAATATGGACTTCATTAACGGTCTTGATCGTCGTGGTTCTACCCCAATCGGTGGTATTATTTGCATGGGCAATTCCGATAGCGATGATATGTGGACTGCTAATAAGCCTGATGATATCGAGAATCCATATCTGCTGTATCAGGATGGTGGTATTGCTTTGGCTAACGGATCTTATGGTACTTCCGGATCCTCTCCAGTTTCCAACCCAACAGAATACGAGAAGCTTCTACTCGGAGCTTGGGGAAAGAATACTACATCTGAGCAGTTTGATCCGATTATCTATGATCTGGATGCATTTAAGCCAGATGCAATTGTTGACTGCGATTTTCCTCTGTCTGTTAAGAACGCTATCATTGATGTTATTGACTTCAGGGGTGATTGCGTATTCTTAGCCGACCTTGGTAAGAAGTATGATGATCTTCAGAGCATCTGCGATGCTGCTCTTGATATAAATCCGTCTCGCTTCTGCGCAGTATATCATAACTACTTCAATATCATTGATCCTTTCACCAAGAAAGAGATCACTGTTACTATGCCGTTCCTGCTTGCTCGTAAGCTGGTTCAGCACGTATCCAGAGGAATTGGCAGACCATTTGCTGGTCTTGCTAACAATCTGTACTTCCCGGAGATTATCGAAGGCACTGTAAACTATCTGCCAGTAGTTGTTCCTGGCGAAGATCAGAAGCAGAAGCTTGCTGATAATTCCATCAACTACATCTCATACTATGATGGAACTCCAGTTATGGAAACTATGTATACCAATAACGATGAGTATACTCAGCTTTCCTATCTGCATAACATCCTTGCAATTCAAGAGATCATTAAAGTCATTCGCTCTCGTTGTCCTAGAACTCGTTATACTTTCCTCGATGGTGATGATCTTGAAGAGTACATCACTGACGCTGAAGCAATCATCAAGCAGTACAGCTCCAACTTCAGGAGTATCTCTATTCAGTACATGGCTGATGAGCGCTATGAGAGCAATAATATCTTCTATGCTACTATTGTTGTTCGCTTCAGGAACTTCGTTCAGGAAGAGTACTTCAGGGTAATTGCTATTAATTGAGGAAAGGAGGTAAGAACAGATGGCTAGAATTAATTATGATAATAGTTTTGGCGCAAAGTCTGCAAACCTAGACTATACCACTGCAGATAGCAGCGCCGACAAGAATAAAGCGATAACCAACATGTTCGCTTATTCTAAAGAATTCAAAGATGTCACAACTTACCGTCTGATGAGGGGTGTTCCTGACTTTGGCTCCCTCGTTCAGTTCAATCCTTATGAAACAGGTTATGCTGCATTCATCATTTGTGGTATGCCAAGATTCATCGAGATGCTCGCTAAGAGAAATTCTTACTACGAGAAGCTTATGAAGAACTGGGCTCATATCATTGAATATGAATTCAAGAGCTTTGATGGTCTTGAAGCTATGAGTGCAGATACGATCTCTCTGGGTGACGATCTGAATAACATCAATGTTATCAGCCGTGTAAATATGCAGAGTGCTTCAGAATTCTCTCTTACCTATGATGAGAAGTCTGGTTCTCCGCTTACTAAATTTGCCAAGCTTTATCTGTCTGGCATTAAAGATCCTCGTACTCAGGTTAAGCATTATCATGGATTAGTCCATAGTAATCAGCTTGAGCCAGGATTCGAGAATGAGGTATTTACATTCCTCTTCATTGCTACTGATAACACCATGCGTGAGGTTGAAGCAGCTTATCTTCTGATCGGTTGCCAGCTTAACTCCGCTGATCTTGATATGTACAACTATACCAAGGGTGATATCAATAAGCGTGAAGTAACTGTTAAGTTCTCTGGATATCCAATTCAGTCTTCTTACATCGATGCAGCTGCTAGCGATATGATGAGCTATCTGCTTAGCACTGATGCTGGTGCTCGTCAGATCATTATCAACAGCAATGACTTCGATTACACTGGTATGAATAGTATCACTAAGACTATGACAAAATATGGTGTAAGTCCGGATAACTCCAAGTACACAAGCTTTGGCCTGATTAATAATACTAATGAATATAAGACCTCCAGCTTCTATACTGATAATGATGAATACAATCTTTAATTAAGGGCGTATCACTAACACCTCTTTAACATAAAAGAATTACCAGTAGGCGCAAGCCTACTGGTAATTTATTTTGTTTTTAATTATTAATATCCACCACCAGCATCTTCTTCAGAAGAAGTCTGTAGTTTCTTAAGCGTATACTCTTGATCTGCTTCCTTAAGAAGCTCATTGATAAGTTTCATATTGATATAAGAACCAAGATGATAGATCTTAAGCTTCTTAGCGAACATCTGTTTCTTAGCTTCATCCTGCTCATCAGCCATAAGAATGTTTACGATGTTATCACAATAATCATTTGTATTCACAATAAGCTGATTAGTATTGGTAACATTAATAAACAATGGCGGTGGAAGAGTAAGAGTTACAACATCTGTGGACATATACTCTATATCATAGATCTTACTCAATAATGGGCTGATAATATCTTGGAAATCAGATTGACGATCATAGACAAATCTAAGAAACTTAGAATTTGTCATTGTGAGCTGAGTAGCATAGTCAGGAGAGTTTCTAGATTCAGTTAATTCAATAGGTACACCTGTAGGATTAATAGCTGACTCTTCCAGAATATTAAGAAGTTCAGTTTTAATCTCTATCTGTTGCCCTTGCATAACCTCAAACTCTATTGGAGACTGACCATCTGCTCCTCTAGGAATAATATAATCATTGTATCTGCCAGTGATATTAAGAATCGAGTTGATATTGTCAATCTGTCTAATACCAAAGTTTGCTTTCTTAATCTCATTAATAGTCTTAAGAAGAGTTTTAGCAATATTAGATTCAACAGACTGTCTTACATAGTAAACTCGTTTATCATTACCACGGGTCATAATACCTAAAGCATTGGTTAAATAGATAGCAACCCAAAGCTTTGCAGGGATAAGTGAAAGATTAAGATCAGATACACCTCTAGAAGTTCTTTCATCTAATTCAAAATACATATGATGAATATCTTCAGGAGGAATATAAGATACACGAATATTATTAATAGAGCCTTGAGCTGAATTGTAATCATCATTATACTTAAGAATATAATAAATCTCTTTCTTAAGATCCTGATTATTATCTACAAATGTATTGTCAATCTTATCTGCTAGCTGTGAAGCAATACTTCTAAGAAGTTCTTCCCTACGCTGCATAGCATCGAATGCTTCAGAACGACCGTTAGCTCTAATACCGGTAATGGTATTAACCATACCCATAGAAGACATTCTTTCATCAAACATCTGTAGATCATTATCAAACTCAAAGTAATAATAACCAAGATTAATATCATTGATAATGATTGGTACTACTCTCTCCCTAGCAAGAACTTTAACAATAGCACCGCTCATACCTTTAATCCTGGTAGCTCTAGCCTTATTCTGATTGATATCTGTCAAACCATCAGAATATGTATTGTTATCATTCGGTAGCTCTAAAGCATCACCTAGAGTTTGATCAAACCTATGGTGTACAGGAAGCTTGCTATCCAGCTCAAATTGGGCACTACCCATCTTATTATAAGCATAAGATCTTCCTAAAGAATCCAGATCAAACATAGATTCACTTAGAGCAGATTCAGATACTACCATTAATTTATCTCTAGCTGTCTTTTCAGCATTTACTACAGATGAAATAATGCCAGACTCAAACTGACAGGAAATATTTATAGGTTTAAAACCATCATCTACAGATACGTTAGCAGATTCATTAATCTTAATTCTTGATCCAGCTACACCATCAGTAGATATTTCTACAGCACCTTCCTTGAGGTTAGTTTTTACGACAACATTCCTGTTGTCATATTTTCTATCAAGTAGACGCTGTATAGCTTTCTCGTATGGCACGCAATAAACAAATGCTTCACCATACTTAGAAGTTTTCTCATAGATCTCTTTAATAAGCTTAGGAAGCTTATAGATCTTTTTCATATCTTGAATATTGCTATCGAACTGCTCTTGTGTAGTATCTGTAGCTTGAAGAGTATTGGTTATATTAAGGAAATCTTTTGAAAAGCTATCTGCAGATAAAACGTTATCTGTTAAGATATCTAAAGCCTCTTTTAGCTTAGGCATATATCTTAAGACTTCATCAATTTCTGTATCTACTGCTTTAACCCATCTATTATCAAGGTATGTTGCAGTAAGATTATTAATGAAGTCATTATCTCCAAAGATCTTCTCAAACTCATTTATCGTAGACTGATCACCTTGAGCATTAAGAAGCATTCTTTCATAAAGCTTAGAAATATTGGGTTCAC